GGCCTGAACTTTGTTGTCGAAATAGATCGGCTCGTCGTTTGCATTAAGTGCAATCTTTCCGGTTGGTGTTTTAATCATAAACAAACGTTTCACGTATTTCTCCTCATGTTAAAAGCTAATACTACTAGCGAAATATATACCTTGCTATGATATATACCTTGCCATGAGTTCCTTGTTGGCCCCAAGCATCCGAAGACGTTTTTTGTAGCCGTTGCCAATGTTAAGAGAGCGATAGTAGAGGCAGGCTTTAGTCGGATCCCCCTTGAAACTATACCGTGTTTTGTAAGCTCCACGGTACCTACCCACCTCAACTATGAACTCAGTATCTTCTGTGTAAGCGAACCGCTTGCCGTTTATTGTGCAAGTTTTAATCATTGCGAAGTCTCCGGGCGATGAACGCCGCCAGTCCGTGTTCGACAAGAAAGCGGATACTTTCCCTGTCGAGGTCTATAAAGTCAGCGCCATAAGGCAGGTCTGGTCTGGCGTATCCAAGGTGAGTTGTTGTGGTCTTGGAGTACTTGGATATGTTGCGGTACCACTGACCTTCTACACAGACATACAGAGGCCAGTTAACCGAGTAAGAATAGACGCAGTAATCTCCATGTTTGTTGTAGCTGGCGAACAACGTCTTGTTGTTGCTCATGAAGGGCTTGTGTTCTGTGGTGTAGGCCCGGGAGTTTCTGTTCGAGATAGCCATTAGTGATAAACCTCCACCACAAAGAGAACCGTGTTGCGACCAACAGGGTAAAGAGCGGCTTCACTGCCGTAGTCTGTCTTGTTGCAGCGAACACCACTCAGGCCGATAAGAAACTTGGCCTTGCGGATAGCTGCGTTAAGAGACTTGGCTTGGATAGTGTGACGCCGAACCCAACCGTAGTTGGCCTCACCACCGAAAGTGTCTGTGTAGGTGATTTCGTAGGTCGTCATGTTCATCTCCGCTTGTTAAGCTTCATAGAACCGGCCGGGATCCGACCGTGCCCCGACCATCTCACGCCCCGCCGGGAAGGTCCATGCGGCAAAATGTCGCACCCCCATATAGATCTGACAGCGGCTTAACAGTTAAGTTCCGTATCTTAACGGATAAGTTTTGTTTCTTAACGTTAAGTGCTGTTTCTTAACGGATAAGTTTTGATACTTAACAAAATGAGTTATCCACAAGGAACTTAACAATCCAAACTTTTTGTAATGTTTGCGAAACTTAACGAAACGAGTGAACTTAACAATCCAAACTTTTTGTAATGTTTGCGAAACTTAACTTCTTAACAAGTTAACGGTTAAGTTTGGAGTTATCCACAAGGAACTTAACAAAACGATGAAAACTTAACAACTTAACAATCTAAGTTTTTACTTAACAATCTATTTTTTCACTTAACAATCTAAGTGGCGTAGATCGTAAAAGTGCCCTAGTTTCAAGGGGTTAGCCACAACAATCTAAAAAATCTACGTTTTTCGCGATAATGTGGCGAACTTTTTAGGGGGGGTAGGGAAGTTAACGTGTTAAGTTAGGTCGGAAGTGAGTACGAATCACTAAGATTATTAAAAAAAAAACATAGATTTTTTAGATTATTTAGATTGTTAAGTCCCGGATCCCCCTCGCTCATGGCGTAACCTGCTGGTTTTATTGAGTTTTTTAAGAACTTAACCGTTAAGTTTGTAGCTAACTTAACAATCTATATTTTTTCTTAACGTTAGATTATTAAAATCCTGTAATATTGTTAAGCTAGCACCCCCCGAGCGATGGTGTACTAGCAACTTAACAGTTAAGTGTATGCCTAAACCCCCCGAGCAATGGTGTACATGTACGCTACGTTACGCGCGGCTATGTTAAGCAAGGGCGAGGATGGGGCATGTAAAGTTTTCGCTTGACGCCGAGAATGAGCGTGATAAGTTTAGGGCATGGTCGCTCATGACCATAGATGAAAGGGAACTGGATATGGGTAGTATGACTTGGAACCATGAGAAATACGGCAAAATTCACCTTCTGGTGGACGCCGAGGGGAAAACAGCCGAGCTTGTTTCGGAAAAAGAGTACAGACGCCGCTTTCGTGAAGCGAAAACGGGAACATATACGGTCGATGATAGTGTCTTTCTACTGCGCGCCCTGAATAATCTGACAGAACAAGGGTTTGAGATTATCAGGAGCATGTATACTCCAGAGGAGCTACGCGGCCGAACGGACCTTGTGCCTGAACTGATGTCAGATCGATTTGCGCAACCCTACATCTGCATGCTCAGGCCTTACGAAAAGAAGGCGCCAGTCAAGAAAGTTGCGCCATCGAGCCTGAGCAAAGCGGATATAATGCGGCTTTTGGATGAGCAAGAGATTGCCCCTCCTGCCAAGCGCCGCAAATCTAAGTAAACATTACAGAAACAAGCTACCTAAGGGCCCTTCGGGGCCCTTTTCTTTTATGCTCATACCCGGAGGGGGCCTCCCCGGGTGCGCCGCGTGACGCGCGCCTAGGGTCAGAACCATATAAAAACCATATTCGCAAGGCGCTCGCGAAGCACCGGCGAGCACGTTTAGACCCCCCGGGGCGGTTGGACTTGTGCTTTGACCCGGCCCCCATATGGGTAAATCTCTCACCACAAGACCCCAAAAAACCAAAACTTAACATTTCCAAACCCCCTACCCCCCGCGTTGTTGCGGGCCCCCTTGTTTTATTTTATACAGCGCAAGGTCCGGGAAAACCAAAACTTAACATGCGTAAACTTACGTGCCGGGCTTGTGGTGAAGTAAAAGACGCGGATGCATTTTATAAAGATCCATCCAAGAAATATAACCATTTCCGTAGATATAAATGTAAAGACTGTTCACGCATGGCGTATAGGCGCCGGTGGAAAGATGCGTCGTCATATGATGCGAAACTGTTCAGGCTAAGGACGCAGCGCAGGCGCTTGGCGCGTAGATATGGTATGACGCTGGAAGACTATTATAGGATGATGGCTGAACAGAAAGAACGCTGTAAGATATGCAATATACATATTGACGAAGTTAAAGATGATTTTCTTTGTGTAGATCACTGCCACAAATTAAATCTTGTGCGCGGGCTGCTGTGCAGGAAGTGCAATACAGCGATAGGGATGCTGGATGATAAGCCAGCGTTGTTAAAGCGCGCGGCTGAGTATGTTAAGTTTTTTGGGTTGATAAAACTATTGACTGGCAAGCAAAGTTTACGAGATAAGTAGGTATGGATAACTCGCCTCTTGGTCATACGAAGTGGTCGGACAGGCTTGCGTTCGACATCGCCCTCAGGCTGGAAGGGTCTGGGGAGGATCTTAACGAAATTATCCAGAGGCACAGGATAAACGCCAGCGACCTGTTTACGTACAACACGGACCCGGTGTTCCTGAAGAAAGTCGAATCGTATCGGAACGACATTCGCGACAAGGGCATGACCTTCAGGTTGAAGGCGCGTGCGCAGGCGGAGGAGTTGCTGACGACCAGCTGGTTGCTTATCCACTCGCCTGACGTTAGCCCGGCTGTTAAGGCCGACCTCATCAAGTCAACGGTTAAGTGGGGCGGGCTGGAGCCTAAGGGTGAGACGGTCGATACGGCTGGCGCGAATAGTGTGAAGATCACGATTAACCTTGGCGGGCAGGAGCTGCCGATGAACGTGATTGAGCATGAGCCTGTCGCCATCGACCATGCCTGATGAGTTTCCCGACCTGTTTGAGGGGTTCGCCGTTCGGCGGTTTGTCTCGCTGAGAGAGTATGATAACTTCCGTGAGTCGCTGGTCGAGCGGCAGGTCTCGTTCAAGACCAGAGTGGTTGCGCGGAGGAACAGGCCGAGGCAGTTCCTCGTATTGTTGGTGCCTGCATGTCGCTGATTATTGACTACACGCCGCCGCCTACCGGTAAGAAGTTTATGCTAAGCGACGCCAAGATGCGCGTCCTGATGGGTCCTGTCGGGTGTCTCGCCGGTGACACCCCTGTGGTGACAGAGTTTGGCCTGCTTCCCATCTCTCAGATAGATCGGCCAATGCGCGTTCTATCATGGAACGAGAAGCTAAATCGATTCCAGTTTTCTTGGTGTGGTGGTGCGCTCCCAAAAGGAAGGGACTATCTGGTCCGAGTTTCAACGCCGCGAGGAGAATTTGACGCAGCCGAACATCACCAGATTTTCTGCGCTGACCATAACTATCAACAGGTTGGATCACTCTCCCCCGGTCGGTCCGTGCGCCTGTGTTTGCGTGACCCGCTTGAGTATGTTGCGGAGCTAGCCCCTTCCGGGTCGCTGTCAGATGCTCCGCGTTCGACGCAAACAGCCGTAGGTTTTCTGGACTATTATGCAAAGTTAGCCCGTCTACGTGGTCAACAACTTCTGATGGAAGAAGGTATCGTCCAAGAGTTTGTTCCATTACCAACCGATGCTCAGATACGATCAACGCTTTCCGACCTGCTCGTTCGCGCGCGTGAGGGTGGTCTGCCGGAGCGGTTACTTGCACATACCCATCAAGATCAATTCTTCTACCAGATACAAACTGATGGTTTTTTGAATGAGGTTGCGCCCCCTCTCCAAGACGAGGGAGGTTCAGTCGAAGCAGAACTTTGCGAACGTAACGTGGGGTCAGACCCACAAGGTCGGCAATCTCAACCGAGGAACGATGACCGTCAGCTAACGCAATTATCTTCTGAGTATTCTCGTTCATACATAACTTCCTGCACCAACAGGGCTATACTTTCATCCGAGCGCAAGCAAGTCAAGCAGCTCTTTTGGGATTTGCAGGTTCTCGATACGAATAACTATGTGACGGCAGACGGGACTATTCACCATAATAGTGGGAAGAGCGTCACCTGCTGTTTTGAGATCATACGCCGGGCCAGTATGCAGGAGCCGGACGCCAATGGCGTAAGGCGGTCGCGGTGCGCCGTGGTCAGGGAAACGGTCAGGCAGCTGACGGACACCACCATCAAGACGTTTTTGGACTGGTTCCCGGATGGGGTGTGCGGGCACTTCATGAGGACGACCAAGACGTACTTCTTCAAGCTGGGGGATGTCGAGTGTGAGATTATGTTCCGCGCGCTGGATGACGCGGACGACGTGGCTAACCTGAACTCGCTGGAGTTGACGTTCGCTTGGTTTAACGAGTGCAGGGATATCCACCCTGATATCGTGGACGCCATGTCTAAACGGGTTGGGCGATTTCCATCTAAGAAAGATGGAGGACCCACGTGGCACGGGATGTGGGCTGATACTAACCCGCCGGTCATGGAGACGTGGTGGTACTACCAGATGGAGAAACTTGACCCGTCGGATGGGGTCTCGGCGAACGACAACGGGTGGGATGTGTTCAAGCAGCCGTCCGGGCGGTCGGCTCTGGCTGAGAACGTGGAGAACCTGCCGGAAGGGTATTACGACACCAAAGGCCGGTCTGAGGAGTATATCCGGGTTTACATCGACGGCGAGTATGGGCTGAGCCTCGCGGGCAAGCCTGTGTATAAGTACTTTAAGCCAGACTACCACATGGCGAAAACGTCGCTGCGTCCGGTCATGAACGGGGTCAGGCCCATAGTGGTCGGGATGGATCTTGGGCTTACGCCTGCGGCGGTTATCGGCCAGCAGGATGCGCGGGGACGGGTCTTGGTTTACGCCGAGGCGGTTAGCTTTGACATGGGCGTACAGCGGTTCACCAAGACGGTGCTCAAGCCGCTGCTTTACAGCCGGTTCTCCGGCGCGCCCGTACTCGTGGTTGTTGACCCGGCGGGCATACAGAGAGCGCAGACCGACGAGCGGAGCGCTGTGGATATCATCAAGGCGGAAGGGCTTAAGGTTATCCCTGCGCGGACGAACAACATATCGGCGAGACTTAACGCTGTGGATGATTTCCTGATGCGGCAGGTCGATGGCGATTCAGCGTTCCTGCTTGACCCCAGCTGCACGCATCTCAAGGCGGCGATGATGGGCGGCTACCGCTACCACCCCAAGCATGAGAGCATAGAGAAGAATAACCACTCGCATATCGCTGAAGCGTTGCAGTACTTCATGTTAGGATTGACAAGTTCCGCTGGCGCGGACATGCTTAACAGACGCCGGGAAGTTAAACAGATTTCCGCTGGAGGATGGACCTGATGTACGTAGGAAAGCCGAAGCAAGTTCCGGTTGGCCGCGTGGCTACGCCGATGCCTAAGAAGAAACCCCCTATGGCTCCGCCTGCCGGGGCGAAGATGGGCAAGATGTTGCCGAAGAAGGGCAGGTAAAATGCCTAAGGTTTACGGGACGAAACAGCTTGGGGTGGGGCAGAAGGTCCTAAAAGACCGGGAGCGCACCCGCCGGGCCGAACAGGCTATGGAGCGTATACGCCAACGGAATGATGAAGGCGCGTACGAAGAAGCCGTGGAACGTGTTGGACGTAAGTACCGCGAAGCTGAACCCCGTATCATGGAAAGGGTGAATCGACGGAAAAAATAGTAGCTCGAGATATTGCGTGATGGCCTCGCGCTTGCTACTACTCTTAGTGGAGACTCGCGCCTTCCCCCCTCGCCGGTCTCTGGTTTCCTGTTGTGTCACCCCTGACCCCCCGCTGTACCTACCGGCGGGGGGTTTTTTATGTTGTTGCTAAACTTTTTAACCAAGGATATATCTGGCGAATACGCTAGAGGTATCTATGGCTGACCCAACCCTGCTTCGCGTTATCGGTAACACAGCACTGGCGGAAGCTGAGAAGCGAGCCGCCGATCAGGATCTTCAGGACCGGCAGAACCATCCGGTTCTTCTGGGCCTCACCGGTTACCTTCGCGCTTGTTGGGATGCAGCTAAACAGGCCAAGAAGCCTATCGAGTACATCATGCTGGATAGTATGCGCCAGCGTAATGGCGAGTATGATCCGAGCAAACTTAAGGACATTCGCTCTCAGGGCGGCTCCGAGATCTTCATGATGATCACGGAAGTTAAGTGCCGGGCGGCTGAAAGCTGGCTGCGCGACATCCTGATGGATACTGGCTCACCTCCGTGGGATCTGGCGCCTACGCCTATTCCGTCGCTGTCTCCTGTGCAGGAGGCGGAGATCCAGCAGATGCTGGCGACTGAGATACTTAACATCGTACAGAGCACCGGCATGGCTCCGTCGCCTGCGCAGCAGGACGAGCTGCGCGAAATGGTTGCTCAGGATTATCGGTTTAAGATCTTGCAGGAAGCGCAGAACCGCGCCGACCAGATGAAGCTCAAGATCGAAGACCAGTTTGCGCAGGGCGGCTGGCCTGAGGCGTTTAACGATTTCATCACCGACATGGTGACGTTCCCCTGTGCGTTCCTCAAGGGACCGATTGTGCGCCGGCAACGCGTCCTCGGCTGGGAGACTGGGCCTGACGGGACGACAGTGGCGAAACCAATTGAGCGGCTTGGGCCTGAGTATGAGCGGGTTGATCCGTTCTACATCTACCCGGAGCCTCGGATAACCAACATCAGTGATGGCTATCTGTTTGAGCACCACCCGCTGACCCGTATGGCGCTGGCGGATCTCATTGGAATACCCGGATACGACGACGCGGCTATCCGTAAAGTGCTGGAAATCGGCAACGCGCAGTCGTGGATCGCTGAAGATGTCGAGCTTCTCAAGAACGATCTTGAGCGGAAGTTCTATTCCTACATGTCTCCGACCGATATCTTCGATGTTCTGGAGTTTTGGGGCAAAGTTAGCGGTAAAATGCTCATTGAATGGGGCATGACCGAGGAAGATATCCCTGATCCGGCGCGAGAATACGACGCAAATGTCTGGATTTGTGGTAATTATGTGCTCAAAGCGGTGCTCAACTACGACCCGCTCGGTGAAAAACCCTACGTAAAGTCCTCGTTTATCAAGGTTCCGGGCGCTTTTTGGGGTAAAGCCATCCCAGAAATCCTCCGCGACATCCAATCCGTGTGTAACGCAGCCGCCAGAGCGCTCGTAAACAACATGGGCATCGCTTCTGGACCGCAAGTCGAGGTCAATCTGGAGCGTATCCCGCCAAATGAAGACATCACCATGGTCCACCCATGGAAAATCTGGCAGGTTTTGAACGATCCGCTCGGGTCGAACGCCCCTGCGGTGCGGTTTACGCAGCCGGACGACAACGCGAACACGCTTATGGCGGTTTACGAGCGGTTTTCCCGTCTGGCGGACGACCATTCTGGTATTCCGGCCTATGTTTACGGTGATCTTAACGTTCAGGGCGCTGGCCGCACGGCTTCCGGCCTGTCCATGCTCATGGGATCTGCGGGTAAAGCCATCCGTCAGGTCGTCATGCACATAGATAACGACGTTGTTAAGCCCGTGGTGAAGCGCCAGTTCATTTACAACATGCGCTACGACGAGGATGAGTCCATTAAGGGTGATGTCGAGATCATCCCGCGCGGTGCGATTAACCTCGCTGTTAAAGAAACCGTCAACGTTCGCCGTATTGAGTTCCTTAACGCAACCGCCAATCCGTTTGATATCGAGATTGTGGGTAAGGATGGCCGTGCTGCGCTCCTGCGCGAAGTGGCTAAAGGGTTGCAAATGCCTGTGGATGAAGTTATCCCCTCTCGGGAAAAAGCTGATTTTGAGGCTAGGACACAAGCCATGGCGATGGCTGCTGCACAACAGCAGGCGCAGCCTGAAGGCTCAACTCCGACACTTCCAGACGGCTCTCCCAAAGGCGGGGTAGAGGCTACTACCGTACGTGGTCCTAGTGGGAGGGCGGCATGATTCGCCCAGAACCTAGGGTCATTAAGGCAGTTGCACAAGCAGTTCGACAGTACCCGGAGATTCTCCAGTACTTGAGTGACTGGCGTATGCACGAACTCGAGAACCTTCCCAGCACAGTAAACAACGCGGCAGTTTCCCAGGGGCGCTGCCAAGTTTTGGGTGAACTTTATAAGTTCGCCAAGGATGCCCCTGAACTGGCGGCAAAGATTTAGTCTCGCCGTCTAATTAGCGCATACCGATAGGAGCGTACACATGGCACTTCCAGAGCAAATTCGTAAACAGTCCGAGGCCGTTCAGGAGCTTTACAAGCAACTCAATGCAGCCGCAGAGCAGACCAGCGAGGGCAAAGCCCCTGCACAGGAGGTTGCTGCGCCGGTTGAGAATGCTGAAGCCGTACAGGCCGACGAGAAAACTGAAGCGAACGATGCTGCTCCGTCATCAGTAGTTGAGCAGAAAACTGGTGATGCAAAGACTTCGGAAGATGATCCCAATTCTGAGACTTATGCTCAGAAATGGCGAACTCTGCAGGGTATGTACAACGCTGAAGTTCCCCGTCTGCATTCGCAGAATAAGGAAATGCAACAGCGTATACAGCAAATGGAGCAATTGCTTGCTTCGCTTTCGGCACAACAGGCTGCCCCTCAACAGTCCGTTCAGGTTGAAAAACTTGTGACGGATAAAGATGTTCAGGAGTATGGTGAGTCTATTGATGTCATGCGTAGGGTGACACGCGACGAAC